GCATAGCGGGTGGTTGTTTGTGCCACGCAAGCGTGGCACTGGGTAAACCCATTAATAAAAAAAGCAGTAAGTAAAACCTACTGCTTTTTGTGGCTCCCCCAACTGGGCTCGAACCAGTGACATCATGATTAACAGTCAAGATGTCTATTTTAAAAAAGTCAGTATTTATCGGCATTTTCGGACTTTCAGAATGTTGTTTGTAGTAAACCTGTAGTAATTCTCGCAATTAAAAAATATTTACTTTTTTAAAAAATATTTTTAAAAAAACAGTCAAAAAAGTAAACTAAACGCTTGACAAAGTAAACTACTTATGATATAATATAGTCAAAGGTTAGGGATAACAAACAAAACAAAATCATCAAAGGAGTTTTTAACTATGGCTAAATACGATATCACTTTTTCATGCGGACATACAGGTACGATCGAGCTCTTCGGCAAAACATCAGAGCGCGAAAACAAAATCAATTATTTTGAAAACCACGGCCTCTGCGCTGAGTGCAGAAAAGCCGAAAAAGCAAGCCTTACAGATACGCTCGAACAGGAGCTTGACCTTCCCGAAATCGAGGGAGTATCAGAAAAGCAGATCGCTTACGCTCGCAGTCTCAGATATAAAATCGCAAATGAGTACAAAAAGCAGATCGAGACTATCAAAAAGGAACGTATTGAATGCACTGAATGTGCTAATATCACAGACGAGCAGATTAAAAGCAAAGCTTGCGAAAAGCCACACTCAATTATTGGAGCTTATTATTTTAGCGTGCTCGAAACTAATGCCGCAAAAATCATTGAGGCATTAAAATAAAAAAGAAAGGACCACAAAAATGAAAAATAATTTAAAACAAATCAGACAGAGAGCCGGCCTCACTCAAGAACAGCTTGCCGAAATTATGGGAACAAAAAAACAATATATTTGTGCTCTCGAGACGGGGGCAAGAAATATATCGACAATTAAAACGGACACAATGTCACGCTTATGCACAGCACTTAATTGCTCGATTAACGATTTATTTATTTCGGACGACATTTTTGAGTTTGATGAAAACGGCAATCTGATAATCGACAATCTTTATCTCATAAACGGACTTAAAATTATTGACATAAAAGGCACGTACTTTATCTGCCCGATGTCATCTGTGTACTACAGTAATCGCGAGGTAAAAAACATTGTTGATTATTTAAAGCCGTACATGGGTAAAATAAGTCCAAAAGCCGAAAAGTTGCCGCCTGAAATTAACTATCCGCTTCTCGGGGTGGCTCCCCGAGACGGCTATAAAATCAAAATCGGCAGAGCCATAACAGCTGATGAGTTTAAGGCCTTTTGCGACAAATACAAAATTACAAAAGACGACACGACACAAGAGTTTGTCGCTGTCAAAGGCGAGATTTACGGTAAATACGCAAAAACTTATACAGCTGTACAGGTAAAAATAAAATCAAATCCTCTTGTAGCTGAGGAAGATTTGACAAGCAAGGGTATTGAGGCAAACGCAGTAACGCCCACATTGATTGATATCAGAGTTAAATAAAAAAACAAAAAAAGGCACACCGTTTATGGTGTGCCTTTTCTGCCAAAACTAAAAAAATAACATTTCAATCCACAAAGGTTAATACCTTCGACAATTGTCATGATACACCTTTATTTCTCAAAAGTCAATACTTTTTTAAAAAATTATCCGAGTGCTTTCTTGGCATTGGCAATTTTCTTGTCTTTAGACCAGTTGCAATCATTTATGAGGTGATAAATCGCATTGACTGTCTTTTCATCGACAACGCCGTTAACTGTAATTTTAGCTGCTTTCTGTGCTTCTTTGACGGCCTTTAAAGTGCCAGCGCCAAAACCGTTTGAGTTATCAACTTTTGTTTTGATGATACCCATATTATAAAGGGTAATCAGCTGCTTTTTGAATGCAAGTGTTGCTGTGTTGTGTGAGCCGTATTTAATCATTTCTTCTTTCACCTCGTTTGTTGATTTAGCATATTTCGGTCTGCAACAGCAGGAAATATTACTTTTATATCTTGTTCTGATTCTGAAATCGTCACACTCTGTGCCGCCGTTATTAGCACCGATTGTTGTTATGGTAGAACTGCCCACAGCGATGCAAAGCTCTATGTGGTCAAGCGTCTTATAACCTTTCGCCCTCAGCCGTGAATCGTATGTAGTCGTTTGACCGCTCCACGAAAAAATAACAAGGTCGCCCGGCTTAACTTCTTTAGGACCGTAAAGTTGACCAGCATTTAAAAAGTTTACGGCAATAATACCACAAGATGCCGTTTTACCGCCCGGAATCATATCCAACGCCCCTGCTTTGTGGAAAAGATACATCTGGCCTGCACAACAGCACGCAACTGCATTGATTGTTGTGTCAAAAGTGCCATACCATTTCATAATATCGCAACCTTTGCCCGAATCCTTGCCGACAAGTGATTTTGCTGTGCTGATAATTTTATCAACTGTTACTGTTGCCATAATTATTCCTCGCTTTCATTCACTTCGGGCAGACCTGCCACTGATGTAAGTATCGACAAAACGCCTGCAAGCAGAGATGCAGAACCTACTGCAATCCAGTTTACATCTGTCATAACGGCAGATACACCGATTGTTGCAACAGCAGTCTGAGCAACAGTCTTAATCGCTCTGACCGCCGTAGCTTTTGCCCACTGTTTTGTAAAAATGTTTTTCATCATCAATCTTTCCTTTCGCTGATTTTTTCAAGGTCTTCAATTCTGTGATTTGCGACCTTAATTTCCTCATCAACAACAGCGTTGTGCTGTTCAATCGCATATGTACGCTCGATGAGGCTGTTATGCTTGTCAACCTTTTTTTCGAGCTGTTCAATACGGTAATTTGACAGTCGAGTATTGATAAAAATACCACCAAATGTACCGAGAGCAGTTCCCCCCAATGAAATTAAAGCAATTATTAATTCAGTCGACATTGCAAAAATCCTCCTTAATTTTGCTCATTTACTACTTGCTCATTTTTTGAATTTATAGTATTTACAATCCAGTCGCAATGGTCGGCTGGCGCAGCATACATCTTATTGATAGCAGATATATTGATACAATTGTCAATTGTTAGTACATTTGGCGTGTCCGCATACGCTCCTTTGAGCGTGCGTGCCTGTATTTCTGTACCTCCGAAATCACAATCTTTGAAGGTGATTTTTGCGCCAACTTTAATAGGTAAGCCGAAATCGCTGTTATCGGCATTATCGTGACTTTGATAACCTATCGTGCAATGCGTAGGTATGATTTTACAGTTTTCAATTAAGCCGACTTCGCCAAAACTGTGTCCGCAGCCAAAGACTGGCACTGTTGTCTTATTCGCATAATCCACACAATCAGCACGACCGCCCCAAATAAAGGTACAGTGTCCCACAACCCAATTTGTCGCATAGCCTGTTCCGCCACTTTCTAGGTGTATGCCGTATCTGATGTTTTTACAGTCAAATGTAAATCCTTTGATGTGCGTATGAACATTCAAATCAAGGTGGAATGGACACTTTTTGATTATGTCCTCAGATTTTAATGTAGATTTATCAAATCCTGTTGCTCCGTCCCATTTGATGACTGTTGCGGCAGGATTATAAATATTTTCGGATTCATAGTAAACATAATCCTTAGTCATTACGCCACGATATCCTACTAAGCCGACATCTGACATTCCTGCATATTTATCTTGCAAATCTGTGTATGTACCTGCCATTACGACAATCGTATAGCGATTATGATAGCTGTTGTCTGAAATGCTGTTATTAGCTGACAAGATAGAGTTAAATTTTGTTTCTCCGAATCCATCTGTATCTTCATTATAATCGTTAGAAACATACAAATAGTGCATTGTGTAGTCAGGAGCTTGATACAATGCAGGCTTAACCTTTTGAACAATCTTTTCAGGATTAACATATGCAGTCTTTTGATTGTTTTGCTCAATCTGCAAGTAACAGCTATTGTCTGTTAATCTATTTGCAGCAATGGCAATTTTAATATGGTCAATGACGATATCCTGTGTGGGAGTGTATGTAGCTGCTGCATTTTTAAGAGCACTCACCTCAGATAGTAACCATTTTGAGTCGATAACCGTTTGACCGTGTGCAGGATAAAACACACATCCTGTGTTGTTAGTTGTAAAATCCTGTAACGACAGGCAGTAAGGTTTATTAGCTTGTAATGCTATCGGTGTTTTGAGTGGTAAAAATGCGTTGATAGCCGCCGTAGATGTGCCGCTTAAGCTGATTTTGTTTTTACTAACGGTAATAGTTACACCATTTTGATGTTGTGAATAATCTGCCAAATTGGCTAAATTTATACTCTTAGTAACATCAAATAATTCGCTACTGTCTACTTTTTCGCCAAATTTATTTATGACATCAGCTGCCAAATTGACAGCTCTGACAGTGCCTGCTGCATCTTTAATTCCGTCCATAATGCCATAACCTGCAAGAGTATTGGCTTTATCTGCTTTTTCCGCAAGATTTGTGTCAACTGTATCAAGCCTCGCTCCAAGTGAATCAGAACCGCCTCTTGCCGTGGCAACCTCTCGGCTGATTTCAACAAAACTGCCGATACTTTCGGTGTTTATCTTGCTGTTTTCGGCAAGGCTCGGAGTTACCATGACTTTTAAAGTCAGCGGAGTATTTAACACCTGCGTTTCGCCGTTTGCAATCTTAATTTCGATTGCTAAAAAGCCCGATGTAGACTTAAAGTTTTGTAACGGCACGGTAATCAAATCTGCTGTGCTGTTCAGGGTGCAAGCAACTGAGTCCGAAATTAAATATCCGTCCGTTGCAAAAGTTGCGGTTACTGTGCAATCTGCAAAGGTCAATTTTTCACCGCTTGCCGTTAAAGTTACATCAAGATAGCGTGTTGCTTTATCGTTGACGTTGACAATACCAACAACATTCGGTGCGTTGCGGTTATTTACATCAATTGTAATTGATTTATGTGCTAAACTAATAGCCATTATCTTTTAAACCTCCTTTGGATTTTTAACAAATCAGATATTGACATGTCTAAATTGCCGATTGTGATTTCTTTGTATTTTTCTGAAATACTGTCATAGACTGTTTTAGCCACTCCCTTCACAATTTCAGTGCCGTCCGGCATAACTACTGTTACATTATCGTATAGACCTAAGTTATACATTTTGATAAGCTCAGATTCGAGATTAACGGTAATGCTCAAAGATTCGGCTGATTGCGAAGTATCATATTTATAAGTGGCAACTTGACTTCTTAATGCATCTCTTACCTCGTTATAATTAGTGCCATCCATTGGATTTACGATATATCTTTTTATTTTGCTCGTGCAATCAAATAGATATGTGCTTTTAATCGTGCGCCTGAGTTCCGTTGGGTACAACTCAATTGCGGTTACAACAACCTCGGTGCCGGTTGGAGTTTGACAACGGGCATATGGCAAAACATGCGTGAAATACTCTCCGAGTGATGCCGTTTGCTTATAATCAGACACATTTGCGCCAAAAGCTATTCGATAACCACTGTGATTAATATTCGGCTGATTAAACATGATCGAAAAATTATTAAATTTCAACTTCCCTTTAAACAAAGCGATTAACCCCTCTGAATCATCGTTGAATATGGTTTCAAATTTTTCAGCTGTATTAAAGCCGAGCGAAAATTCTTTTTTTGTTGGAATATTAGATGAAAACGAAAAAAAGTTATAGGGCGCGGCTCTAAACCAAACTGGTGAGCTGTCTCCGGGTTCCATTAGGCTGTTGATTATCTCCGACGGTGTTGCGTTCATTTTGTGATTGTGATAGTTTGGCTCTACGCCATTTTGAAAAAACAATCTTGACACATGTTCGCCTGATATGGTTAAATCACCGCATTTGTCTGCCTCGATTTTTGTCACATAAAAAAGTTGAGGTCCGTCTTTACTGTTGGCTTTAGCTTTTATGTAAGATCCAAGATTTATATATTTTAAAAGTTTATCATTGCTTTTTACTTTTGCGGCAAAACTATAAGCACCATTGCTTTCCATTGTCGTCAAAAATTCTGTACAATCGGTCAAAAATCCAAGGCCGTTTGTCTGATACAACGGACTTGTTGTGGTGTACAGACCAACCGTTCTATATAGTATAGGTTGCATTTTTAAAGCCTCCTAAAATTTGGCTTGATTTCAAGCGTTGTAAATGCATCTGCCTCCGTTGATGATAGCTTAATTGTGTTCAACCCCGGTGAAAGGAGCGGAAATTGTGTGCAACTTATATAACTATTAGCAAGGTTAGTTTTAGCGTTAAAATAAGCGGACTGTTCGGTTGAGTCTAATTCGATATGGTCTTGGCTTGTCTCTTTCGTAATCATCAAAATCGGACTATCGTTAACCGACAATGTCAACGGCTTTATTTTTGAGCCTGTGTTAATAATCTTAATAAGTGGCTCTGCGGTATAATTTTCAGGATTATAGACTTCAATTTCTGCGTTTTGCGTCGAGGTCAATTTTGGTCGGATAATCTCCTGCCCTAAGTCGCTATACCAAAACGGTTCTCGACTAAAATTTATAGTCGTTGACAAGCAAAGGGGGGCAACCTCTTCTATTGGTTCGACCCCTGTGCAAATCGCTTTTGTAAAATAACCGGGGTTGTATGTGTCCCTAAAGATTTTATATTTACCATCCCAAACGGTAAGCCATTCTGCGAATGCTCTTACAAGCTCTGCATTGCTTTCGTTTGGTACAATGTATGGATAGCTATTGACTTCAAGTTGCATTTCAACATTATCAAAAACGCCATTGTCAGAAATCACTCCGCCATTTTTGCCGTAGACAGAGGTAAAATCAAAATTACGCTTTGCAATTTGATATTTGGGAGGTGTAGTTATAAAAAAGCCTATTGTCCGTAAATCAGTGCCGTTGTATGTAAAACTATGCCTCATTTTTAACCTCCCCATTTTGATACTTCACCGACAAGTGTCTGCATGATCGCATTTGATACACGGCGGTTAAAATCATCAATATCCATGTCATTATTGATGTTTACATCGCCTGCAAATTTAATCTCAATCGTAGGTGAATTTGTAACAGCTTTCAACATTTGACCGTTTACCGCTGCATTTTGGCTTTGCGTGCGAATGCCTGCAAATTTATTGTTAATCGATCCGATTGGATTGCCTTCAACCACTGACAGGGCTCTCGAAGTTAAAGATCTTACCGTCTTTTGTGTTTCTTCAATTTCATCTTCGATACCGAGGCGGTAACCTTCACCAAAATATCTGCCTAATTTTCGAGTTTTTCGGCTCGGTGAGCGTGAATCCTGTGCTTTTGCAGCCGCTGTAATATTAGCCTTAACCATTTGTGCGGCTGGATTATCTTCACCGCCAAATAATGTAACTAACATATCAATTATGCCGTCAAAATAACCTTGATCAAACATTTCGGCCAACGATTTACCATCTTTGTATGTATCCCCAACGCCTTTTTTTACTGCTCTTTTTACAGTTTTACCGCTTTTTTCAAGTTTTTTCTTTGAATCTTTACTTTCAAGCGTGTTGGCAGCTCCGTTAACGCCTTTTTCAGCCGCATCTTTACTATTTCCTTCAAGTTTTTTAAGCTCCCCGGTTGCCTTATCTACAAGCTCTTTTGCATTATCAACCATTTTTTGGGTTACGCCCGGTTGATTTTCAGCCATTGCAGTTTTTAAGAGTTCGTAGTTTGCAGTAAAGTTCGTGAGCTGATTTTTAAGGCTCGCTTTCGAGCCTGTTTCGGCATCAATAAAACCTTCTTTGATTTTCTTCTGCTGTGCGTTGATTTCGTTAGCTTTGCCCGTAGCGATTGCAGCGACCGTTCCGTACATATCGTTGTACTTAGCAAGCTCGATTTCTGCTCTTTCCTGTAATTCTTCGGCTTCTTCGACTTGGTCTTTCGTTACGCCTTCGATACCGTCCTTGTATGCCGTCCTTAAATTCTCGGCATTTGTCCTAAAATCATTGACCTGCTGTTCAAGAGCAGCTTTGTTACCGGTGGTACAAGTAACGATGTTGTTAGACAGATAAGTCATAGATTCTGTAATACTCTCTGCGTTTTCAGATGCTGTGGCGGCTGATAAATTTTCCCAGTTTTGGATTGTCGTGTTGTACTCAACGATTTTTCTTTGATACTCGTTATATTTGCTTTCAACTTCCTTAAGAGTTTTTTCTTTCTCTTTGAGGTTATCTTTAGCTTTTTGACTTTCAGCACCGTATGCCGCGCCAAATGATGATAAAGCACGCTCGTTTTCAGCTGTATTCTGCTTATTCCGTGCGTCTTTAAGGTATTTTTGAAAATCGGTTTGCGAGATTTTTCCGCTCTCAAATGCCCACCCCGCAATTTTGATTATTTTTTTGTTTCTGTCAAGTCCTTCTGTATTATATTTTTGTGCAGTTTTCGCTGCACTGTCGCGCTCTTCTTGTGCCTTTTTCTTTTTGGCATAAGCGCTTATTGCATCAGATTTTGTTTCAGACAGCCCTGACACAGCAGTCTGATAAGCATCTTCTGTTGCTGACAACATAGCAAGCGCTTTTTTTGATTCAAGTGCATTATCTATTGAATCTTTAAGGCCTTCATAAGACTTTATAGCATTACCGTTCCAAGTGATTTCATCGTCTGTAGCTTTGCTCAATTCATTTGTGATAAATTTCGCCCTGTCTTCGTAGCCTTTTTTGACTTTGCCGTTTTGGTCTACAATGCCTTGCAATTCGCCCCACAAATCGTCATAATACTGGAATTCACTTTCAACCTCAGACGCTGCTTCTTTTTTGCTTTGCACATATTCATCATTGGCATCTTTCAACTCTTTGATTTCTTCCTGAGCTTGTTCATGTGCTTCGTTGAGCTTGTCCTGTGATTCTTTGGCTTCATCGTTCGCACTTGCGATTGACCACAAAGAGCCTACAAGCGTAGCCGCTAAGCCTACGATGATACCGATTGCGTTTGATTTCTGCGCAAGGTTAAGACCTTCCTGTGAAATTTTGGCAGTCTCTGTAGCGGTTCTGAGGCTTTTATATGCGCCTATAAGGCTTTGTACACCGCTTACAACAGCGGTTGTTTTTTTGCCTATCCAAATGCCACCGACGAGAGAACCGACAATTTTAAGTGTTGGGATGATATCTTTGGTGTGCTTACTCGCAAAATTACAAAGTTTTTTAACTTCCGGAAACAGCGATTTGCCGATAGGATTAATGACATCAGTTTGCACAGTCCTGCCGAGGCTTGCCCAATCGGCTTCAACATCATCATATTTGATGTCTTTAATCTTTTTCATGGTATTTTTGGCCTTGTCGGCAGAGCCATTAACTTTCATTAAGGCTTTTACACCGTCAATGCCCAAATCTTCCCACATCGTACCGAAGAGGTCAACACCTGCCTGATTTTGCTTAACCTTATCGTCCATCTCAAAAAGAGCCTTTAGGACTTCCGATGTTGCTGATTTTGCGCTGTCTCCGCCTTTTGCAAATCTTGCCTGCAAATCCTCAATACTACCTTTTGCGCCTTTGCCTGCTGATTCGAGATTTGCAAGATTTTCTTTAGCAGTTTTTAGCGCCTCTGAATATTGTTCAATTTTATCGGCATTTTTTTGCTTTGTTAATTCGCTAGTCGAATTGTTAAAGCCTTTTTGCTCCTCTTTTGCATAGTAAAGATTTTTTTCGAGCTTTGCGACTTCATCTTTGGCTTTTTGAATGTCCTCAGCTGAGGCTTTTGCGCCGTAGCCGAGAAGAGCAAATCCCTCCTGCGTACTCGAGGCTGTGTCCTTAGAGCGTATGCCAAATTCTTTCATCGCATCGCCAAGCTTGTCGATACTGAAAGTACCTGCTTTAGAGCCATTTTCAAGCGAATTAAAAAATTCATTTGCATCATAGCCGAGTTGCTTGTAATGTACGGAGTATTCATTGATTGTATCAAGCAAATCGCCGTTTTTATTAAGGCCTTTTTGACTGCCCTGCGCAATGAGATTAAAAGCATCTTCGCCTGTTATGCCAAACTGCTCCATAAGCATGTTCACCGCTCTTAGCGTTTCGACGAAGTCATAATCATAGGCATCTCTTAAAGTAAAGAGATTTTCGGTCATATCCTTAAGCTTGCTTGGATTGGTCTCGTTCGTTGTCTGCTTAATTAAAGCAAGGACATTTGCAACTTCTTCCTGAGATTCGCCGAAATTTCCCTTATAGACATCTTCAAGGACATCTTTGTACTTTGTCATCTCCTCGGCGGTCAAGCCGGTTTGAGCCTGCAAAGAATTTAAAGCTTTTTCTTCACTGTTTGCACTTATGACAGTTCCGGTCAACGCTCCGCCGACCGTTGTTGCCGCTGCACCTGCTTCTTTTAAGGCATCACCGACGGCAGATTTAAGGTTATCAGCGGATGACTTAACATCATCCATTTCTTTTTTGACCTTGGATAAATCAGTTTTATTTGACTTATTTTCAAGGTTTTTAAAGCTGTCGCCGACTTTACCAACGCTTGTTTCGGTTTTTGACATCTCACTTCGGGCAGATTCGAGGTTTATTGCGTTTGCTTTTTCCTCGGTTTCCGCAAGCTGTTCAGCGAAAGTTTCAAGTTTGCTTTTCGCTTTTTCGACTTCACGCTGATAAGCTCTGTACTGTTCGGTTGAGATTTCGCCGTTTTTGGCCTGTTCTTCGACCTGATCCTGCACATCAAGTAACTTTTTAAGGGCAGATTTGCTGTTTTCAATTTGTTCTTTTAACACTTCTTGCTTTTGAGTAAGCAAAACAGTGTTTTCAGGGTCAAATTTTAACTGCTTATTAATTGCAGTCAGTTCTCTCTGTAAGCTCGAGGATGAGGACTGTACAGCTTTTAGGGATTTCTGCAAATCCATTGTATCACCGGCAATTTTGACGGTAATACCTTTAATCGTAGATGCCATATCTGTCCTCCAATTCTTTATATCTGTTCATAAACTCGCTGTACTGCTCCGTTGAGATTTCTTTGTTTTCAAATCTTTCCGTTACGAAAGGCAATACAGATTTCATTTTCCGATATTTTTCTTCATCTTCGTGGATATTCTTATTGTTTCGTAACGCGAAATAGGTTTCGACATAATCAATCACAAAACCTATTGTAAATCTTTGTAAATCAGCGACAGTCAGACCACACCTGACGGCATAAGATAAGACCTCTTTTGCCGTCAGGAAAGTTCCGTTTAGGTCGCTGTCGCTGTCACTTTTGGGTTGTCGCATTTAAGACTGTCAACAATGAGATCAACGATTTTACCTATCGCAGAAATAGCATCCTTAATGCTGATTCCTTTTGACCAAGCCTTAAAATTAGGAATCGTATCGTCTGCCGTTTTTGCCGCTGCCCATAAAAGCTTTACAGCAGTGCCAAATTTTACATCATTGAGATTCGGGACAAGGACACGGTCGGCATCACGCAGAAAGCTGTGGCCTTTAAATGTGTCCTCGTAAATGAGCATTGTATATGCCGTAACCTCAACCTCAACATCTTTGCCGTTAATAACAACTGTATCTTTCATTAGCTCTTAGCCGCCTTTGTAGTGTCTGATGAGGCCTGATCTGTAGGAACTGCCGATTTTGTAGCCTTAACGGTCGGAACTACAACGCTGTCGGGCAGAGTATCGGCATATGATGTATAGCGTACAAAGTCATTGTCAGGGCGCGGCTTTGCTGTAACTGTAAAGGTCGGGAACTGTGGGTCGAAGTTACCTTCCGATGTCTTGTCGTTTCTGCTCGCTCTTGCTGCTACACAGTCAAAATAGGTGTCAATCTCGTAGAGCTTGTCACCTTTGTATGTTTCCTTGGCAGCGAGGAGGGCAAATCTCGGCATTACCTTAATGCCACCCTTTTCGACAATGCCGCCTTCTGTTGCTTCATCATTGCCGAACCAATCTTTTTCGATGTCGTCGACTGCTGAAATAAGCTCAAGACTGATTGTGTAGCCGCCGTTTGCACTCGCTACAATAATAGGTAAGCCGTCAGCATAGATCGTGTTTGAATCGCCAATAGGCTCTGCACCGATACTTCTGCCGCCTGCCTTATCAGACTTAAACCACACGGGCTTACCGTATGTGATCTCGCCTGTGCTGCTTTCTGTCAGCACAGCATAACCAACTTTTCTAATAGTTTTGTTCATTAATAAACACTCCTTATGTCTTTAAATTCTTTTAATTCCGCTCAAATCACCGCCGCCCATAGCTTCCGATGATTTGATAAGCTTTTTTATTCCGGCTTCAAATTCGCCGTGAATTTTCTCTGTTGCTGGAGCAATATGCACCTTTGGCTGTACCGTTCCGCCTTTTTGACCCCTCTTTTTACGAGTTTTTTCGAGTAGGTGTGTAAGCCGGTACTCAGGTTTAGCGGCATACACTGTTTTTTCGTAAAACCTGAATGTTTCGTTCGTGATTTTTACTCTGAACGATTTGCGATATTTTTTTCTTCTGCCGACAGGTGCATTTTTTTTGATTTCGTTTTTGAGTTCTTCGGATTTTTCGTCAACCAACAAACGCACGCCCATTTGCACATCAGCCGAATAGGTTGACAGCTCTTTCGATAGGGCGTCTCCGAGGCGGTCGATGCCGACTTTCTTGTAATCACTCATCAAAAATCACACTCAGATTGTAATAACTTACACAAAGTTTATTCGTTATGTCCCACGCTCGGTTCGGTTTTTTCCAACCTAAATCGTTTTCGTTGAGCCACTCCTCAAACTTCGTCTCGCTCTTGTGGTCGTCTTTTGCGGTGTAAAGCTCTATAATGATTTTTGCATTTTTCCAAAGGCATTTACCGTCTGCGTGAATTCCTGTTTCTTCGTCCTTAAAATAGACAAGATAGGGTGCAGGGGTTGATTTGTTGTAATCTGCCTCAACGCATTTAATGCCACAAGACTTAATGAGTTCGACAAATTCGTCGTAATTCTTAAAAAACATCTGCACCACCCTCATACAGTCCCCTCTGTGACAGGCTCAAAATCGAGCAAGGGGGATTTTTACTTTTGTCATGCTGTATCTGTTCGATTTTAAATCTTGTGCCGCTGATAACAACCGCCATGTCCGTTCGCAAGTTTTCGTCCTTGTGGATATGGATAACTTTTGACAGTTCAATATCGTTCTGTTTTGCTCCGTAAAAACGAGTTACACCGATTTTTTCGTTGCCGAAACGATATTTTTTCAGGCTGTCGGCAACAATATCGTCGTTTTCATCGGTTTCATAGACTTTTGCAGTTCCATCGTTAAAAGTCAAAAAATCAATGTTATTCTTCAGTATCATACATTCGCACCTCGTATTCCTGCCTTAATTTCAAAATTTCGTTCTCGAAATTGTGGTCGAACATTTCAACCGCATTTGAGTATGCATAACGGCAGTAGTCAAACAGCAAACTTCTTGCCCTTGTTGGTCGCTCAAAATCCTCATCAGTAAGCAGAGGGTTGTAATCACGGAGGTGCTGTTTTCCGTTGGCTATAATTAACTCAATTTTTGACTTTGTGCCTTCATCTGTTTCAATGTGTTCGCGGTCGAAATCAAGCATATTAACTACATCGCTTATAATTCCCATTGTTCAACACCTCCGTAATAAATTAAACTGTTGCTGCCTGATTGAGAGTTACCTTAATTTCGGCAGGATTAAGCGCCGAAATATCAAGCTTAAGAAAATCGTTTGTATGAAGCGAAAAGCCTGTTGCATACGCTTTAATAAGATAAACTCTGTTGTCTTCGAGAAACTGATACTGGTCAGAGTAATCAAGCTTACCTTCCTTACCTGTTGAGAGGCAGGCCTTATATTTTGAGAGCTGACCGATAACAGCAGTACCTTCTGCAACCATTTCAGACGGATAAACGTTCGTCGGGAAGGGGAAAAGGTTGTTTTTGTATGAGCCGTCTGTTGCAAGTACAGTTGTAGCAGGGATAATCTTTGTGAGATAATCCACAGGATTAACGATGAGGTCAACCGATGTGATGTTGTTTGTCTTGCCGCCCTTGCCCTTCGCAAGCTTGGCAACAACATCCATATACGACTTAATGTCAAGGCTTGTGAGCTTTGTTGCTGTTTTTTCGGTGTAAGCGTTTGCTTTTACTGCTCCTTCGGGGTCCTTGAGCATACCGATAGGTTTGCCGTTACCGTCGCCGTTGATGACGCCGTCCTCAAATGCGTATGCAAGTGCATCAGCAAGGATTCTGCGGACATATGCGTCGATGTATGTAGCACCGAGGTCGAGCATATCCTTTGGAACAGGAACGAAGGCGCTTACCTTTGATGTTGAGAAGTCCTTTTCCTGAATTGTGCCTGCAAGCTCCTGTGTGATTTTGGAATTTAATGCGCCCCAAGCGGCAAGCTGTTTTGTGTCTGTGGCAAAGATTGCCTTAACAGAGCCGTATGTATTTTCAATGCCGATTGCATCAAGGAGCGGATGATTGCTTGTAATGTCCTCAAGCACTGTATCGAGAATTGTCTGCGGAATTGTAACATCAAGACCTGTGAGAGCCTGCTTAACATCGGCAGATTTTGCCGATGTGACAAGATTGTTATAAAACTTCTGTTCTGCCGATGTAAGCTGTCTGAATCCTCTCTTGGCAAGGATTGTGTTGTCGGCTGTTTCACCAATTTCCTGTGCAACCTCAATGATTGACTGCTGGATGCTGTCAGCGTAGGCATTGAGAGCCTCGGTCATTTTTGTTTCGTCTTTTGAATCAATGGCAGTTTTCAAGTTCTGTGCAAACTTTGCTTTTGCGTTCTTAATCGCGTCAAGATTCTTCATTTTTTAATCTCCTTTATAAATAATTTTTGTTTTTGAAATACTCTTCAATAAAGCCAAAGCTATCCTTTTCTTCGGGATTTTTCGGTTTTGACTCGGGTGGTGTCTGTGGTTCAGGCGGTTCAGGCTTTGCACCAAGCATTTTTGCAAGTTCTGCCGCTGCCTGTTTTGCCTTCGGATTTTTCTTCTGTTGTGCATCGTCAACGATTTCTTTTGATTCGGTTAAGTCAACCGGATCAAGAATTTCGTCACACAAGCCGATGTCAAAAGCTTCCTGTGCAGTCAGAAATGTTTCTGCGTTGAGGAGCGGCTCGAGGGTTTCCCTCGTGAGCTTATCGCCTGCATGCACAAGGTAAGAATTTGTACTCGCTTCGCTGATTTTGTCGAGCTGAGCTGCAAATTCTCTATGCTCTTTCGCATTTCCGTAGCAGCCGCCGATTGCATGATGAATCATCATTGTTGTGTTTGACGGCATTACAATCTTGTCAGCCGCCATTGCGACAACAGAAGCGATTGAACAAGCCATACCGTCAATGTATGCAGTGACCGGCACACTCTGCCTTTTTAGCAGATTGTAAATCGACACGCCCTCATCGACATAACCGCCGATTGAGTTAATATAGAGCTCAATGCCTTCAATTTCGCCTGCTTTTTCAATCGCCTTGCGAATATATTCAGCGCTTGTCTTGGATCCTACGAGGTCGCCCCAAATATTCAAGCAGCTCGGCTCAATTTCACCGTAAAGATAAATTTGCAAAACGTTCTGATTTTCTGCAATCTGCTTGATGTTGTAATTTCTACTTTTCATTTATTCACCACCTTTCAGGGCGTTTGTTATTGTTTGGTAATTTTTGGTAATGTAATATGTATGTGCCCAAGCCTCTGGACAAGGGAGCATATTGCAATATTTTTGAGCCTGTGCAGGTGTCAACACACCGCTGGCAATTGACTTATCAAGATTATTCGCCTGACTGATTGCGTCAATATGTCTGACTGTTGTTGTGTCAATTAAGAGATAATTACCTTTGCTAAATTCGGTGCTATCGAATCTCTTTTTTGTAATCTCTTGCTCAAACATATTTGCAATCGGATCAATTGCATTACCAATAGCGCAATCCATTGCATCAGACAATTGCGATGCTTCACCGCTTAAAATTGCCGGAGGTATATGCAAAGCGTTGCCGACAATCGTGTACGCCTCAGTTTTCAACTTTTGAATGTCGTTAATCTCGCTGTTCGTAGTCTTTCCGGCATCGGTTGAGGGCTCTGAATATTTCATACCCTTAAAAATCGGCATAACAGCGTTTTTGTTTGAGTAAAATGATTTAAACTGCTTTGACAGCACTTTATTGTAGGTTTCGGCAAAATTTTCATCGCCAAAGCTGTAATTTTCAAGTTCCAAAATGCCTTTGTGGCCGACCGCTTTGTTATATCTTTCCTGAGCCGACAACATTAACTGTTCATATGTATTGCACATATCAGCCAATAAGCCGTTAAGAGCAAAGTTGTTATATCTGAGGTACATTACCTCGCTCTCTAAAAAAGTTCGCTGATATGTAAAATTTCGGCAAGTAACACCGCTGAAAGAATCATCAATCAATGCGTGTTCTGTTCTCGAAAAACTGTCCGCAATTAAAAGCTGATTGTCGGTTGTTTCGATAATTAACAGTTCATTGTCAAAAATTAATTTTGCGACAGCCTGTGTAAAAAATTCGATTTTGGTTTGATGCTTATTCGGCGAATAGTTCCAAAGATAATATTCAGCTTTGCGACTTTCTCGGTTATTGTTTACCGTCACAAATTCGCACTTTGCCAAACTCCTTGCGATAAAATCAATCGCTGTAAATAAGGCAAGTTCTGTCAAGTGGAATCTCTGTTCATCGACTGTTGAGCCGTCCTCGCTAAATTCCGCTGCAACGGCATCTTTTTTAAAGAGATTTTTCACCCAGTTTATTACTTTCATTTTTGTTTTCACCTGCCCTTAAAATACAATTGCGTTAAAGCAATTTTTGAGTTCATCAACCGTCATCGGCTGATTTTGTTTCAGCAAATCAAGCTGTGTATATGCGGCGACGAACGCCATAAATCCGTCTGTTTTTCGTGATTTTGGCTCAATCTTTCCGTATATGATATTGCCGTTTTTATCCTCAACGGCAGAAGTGTTGTTTGTGTACCAGCGCATAAGTGCCGAATCACCCCAAACAACACGATGATTAGCAAAATCCGAAGCAATCAGAGGAGCTACAAGCATTTTGTCTGACGGTCTTACAAGTTTAAGATTATTTCTGCCTTTACGGTCACATTCAAAACCTAACTGCATTAACGGCTCTTTGAGTAATGTATAGCGGTAGTTATCTAACGCTCCGCCGACAATGTTGTAATGTTCTTTCTGATTTCTCAACCAGTCGGCGACAATTTCAGGGGGGATTTCCGCTCCGTCAACCCTTTGTAAATCAGGCTGTTGAGCATAGGGGAATTTTATCCTGCCCAAATCCGCAGATTGTGAGCAGTACCATGAAAACGGTTTCCATACGATTGAGCCGTCAATCAAAAACATTAAACCGATACCCAAAAAGTCAGTAGTTTTTGTGTAGTCAATACCAAAAACACACGGCTTACCTTCAAGGTCGGGGAGTGGTCTGTTTGTTGCTTTGATATTTTCCCATGAGGTAACAGGATGGGCTTCTGTGCCTTTTGGGATATTCATACGCTTAGTCATAAAAGATGAATTGTTCACCTTATCACGCTTCCAATCCTCGAATTCCTTTTGAATTTCTCTCAATAGGTTTGGAAAATATTGCAACGACGGATTTGCTTTGTACCAATTTTCTTGCTCATATACCTCTTTTTCATTGTCTAACCTGCATATGAAATAAAGAGTGCCGTTGTCAGATGCATCACCATTCAACACTTCAAGACCGGCGGCAAGCTCGTTGTCAAGTGGTCCGTCCCGAACCTCTCCCATGGTTGTAATTGTTGTTCTGCGTGGCATAGCTTTTTTACCTAAGCCTGTTGTGAAAACATCAATAAGCTTATAATTTTCGTATGCATGCTTTTCATCAAAGTCGACTTTACCGGGTCTGCCTCCGTCTTTCGTTTTGCTGTTTGAAGTTCTGTATCTGATTGTCGAATTAGTCTTTATGTTTGTAATCTCTGTTTTGTTCCACTTAAAATGCCGCTGCATTTTTGTAGAATTGTTTTCCAAAATTCCGTAGATGTCATTAAAGGTTGTGCTTGCTTGCTCTTCTGATGTTGCACAAATGTCAATATCGTAATTGCGTATGCCATTGACAGGCGTGAGCAGAGCAAAATCTTCAAATGCAAGATAGCCATTTTTTCCTGCGCCTCGCCCGACCACACAAACTAAATCGGGAAATCTTAATACACCCGGTGCGGAATATGTGCAATTATGCAGAATAAAACAAAACTTTTCCCATGCAAATAATTCGTATGGAAAATATTTCTGTAGAGCAAAATACTTTTCAACCTGCTCATTGTCAACATAGACTTGCTCATTTTCGAATACTTTTTCTATGAAATTTACAAGCTGTATTTGCTCTTTGCATACACGATATTGACCACTTTTTACTTGCTTTATGTAATCGTCAAGGTATTTACAGTTCGTCATTTACATCACTTTCGACCTTGTCGATTGATAGCCCCATTTGCGAAAGAATCGCAAGTCTTTGCTTGTTGTACATTACTGCGTTTTTGACAGAAGGATTATCTTTTATATACTCTTTTCCTGTGGCACTGATAGCTTTGTATGTCAAGCCATTTTTGCGGATGTCCGTTTGCATTTTTCGTTCAAGCTTCGTGCAAAAAATATAACTGTCAATTAAATCTCTATAGACTTCAATGTTTGCCCCCTTCAAAGTCAGTTGCTCAATTAAGCTGTCTTTGATTTCTGCAATTTTAATCTGTGCCATTTATGCTACTCCTCTCTCAAAAATTTCTCGTGTGCGTGCGCGAGACCAAACTGTCTTGCCTTTATACCGTTATCCATTGACCTCAGAATTTTTCGATTTTTTACCCGGGGGTATGTCTTTTTTTTGACTTACCACCTCTCGGCAAACTCATCTTTTAATTTTTTTGATTCGTACTTGTGATGTTCTTTGTAATGGCAGTCTTTGCATAGACATTCGAGGTTGTTAATATCAAGAGCAAGGTCAGGCCTTGCTTTGAGATACAGTTTGTGATGTACCGCCTCGCAAGGGCTGTACTTACCCACAGCACGACAGCGTTCACATTCGTAATGTTCTTTCGCTTTTTTTGCATCTCGAACTCTTTGCCAATCAGCTGTTAAATAAAACCTATATGCCTTACCCTCACGGATTTGACGGACAATCCAGTCCGTTGTTACTTTTCGTTTTATCATTACAATTTAATTTTACAACAGGTTTAATCGCTTCTACTGACATCTTTCTTTGTGCAATATGTACAAATGTTAAGCCCACGAAAGTTTGCACAAAGCAATCGTGCCTCTTTAAGCCAACGAAACACCGTGCGTTCGTCGGTATAATTGCTAACTGCAAACTTAGTCACCCTCAAATTTATCTCACCTTTATGCAATGCCGCTGTTGGTGCAACAAAGTAAACAGCGTTGACAGCTTGACAGATGTAGTCTTTGCCGCTGTTTGTCAAGTCATTGAGTGTGTCTATCACCGCAAGTAAGTCAAGCCGTAACGCTTGACGCATTGTCTCATCGGCAACGACTTGTGCTTTGCTCGGATAACCGAGAGCGGCATAAGTCCTAAATTGCGCAATGGTGTAATCTCTTGTCGAATCTCTCAAATTCTTGCACCTCCGATTTTTTTATGTTTGTGAGTGTCGGCCAAGTAAGTAAAATAAAAGCTTGCTCCTGTGTAGTCATTTATCCACATTTCGTCTTTGTAAAAATAATATCCCTCGGGACAAGGCAAAGCCTCACCTCGTTCGAGTTTTCTGTATTCTCGTTTTTTTCCTTCAACAACTTTGACATCAGGTTTGGCAAGGTTGCGAGATGTTTTCAAGCGCTTCTTACCATTGACATCTTTGCGGATGTACTTGGCAAGATCAGCATAGTTTCCGTCTTGGTAAAGTGGTGTGAAATTGATTCCGTTTTTCCATGGCCAACACTCCGTTAATATTTCTCTGACGCAATCTTCAATCACGATGTGCAAATGCCAATTCTTTCCGAGCTTGCCACATTCGCAGTAGCCGATGTATTTAAACTTGATTTGTTTCTTATCTGTCCTGCGTTTCACTCGCTTAAAAAAATTCGATACAACCCTCTCAAATTCATCTTCGGTAAATTTGCCAAACGGAGCGGAGAATCTTGCGAACCAGTCCCCCTCAGAGAAGTTGCAGAGGATAAGCCTCTGTGTGTGTTGTTCTCCTCTGATGCGGTTTGCTTTGGCTTGCTTTTCGTTTGTTCGGGATTGATTGATTTGTCGAGCAAGATTTTTCTTATTACGTTTGCGAATGGACTTGTAATATTTAACCTCAAGCAAAGGGCCTGATTTAATTTCGGCTTTGTACGTAAACATATTTAATCCTTTATTATATATGTAAAAACTAAAACGGTCACTTAATTAATTCCTTGAGCAGGCTATTAAAGGAGTATCTCAACTCCTTTTTTGTGACTATTATTATTCTGTTATCGTATTAAAAAGTCAGATGATATAAATATGCAGTAGTCCGTCTGACCACCGAACTACTGCTCTGTGCAACCTTGCCGCTGCAATTGTGTGTTTGATTTTTGGTGCATTCTTTTTAACAGCTTAATCAAAAGCGGAAGTCGTCGCTTTGATTACTTTTTTGAATATAGGATTTAACTTGATTTGAATTTTCTTTAAGATTTTGCACACGGCAAGAATATTGCCTTACTTTAAATACCGAAGTATTCTTTGTAGCTTTTTGCGATTCCTCGACAATCATCCGACTTAACCGGCACGTGACAAGCTACCTTTCTAATGTTATCAGCATCCAGCTCTTTGAAAATTTCTGATGCTCTCGTTTCTTCCGTTGACTTGTAAAATTTAAAGAGCAAATCCACAAATGGTATGTTGCCGAACTCGTCCAAAAACGCTGTATCATTTTCGGTTAGTGTTTTTAAACATTTTTCCTTGTATGTATCCGATGTGTCCGATAAGATAAAAAGTTTGTTATAAACATCGTGCTTTGTGAGCAGGTCAATTATCTGTAAAGCGATTTGCAACACATTAGTATCGTGATCAGCAATTGCCTTTGACAGCTCCGTTAGCTTGCAGGAGGTTTCTCTTGTGCGTTTAATCCACTCGATATGCTCTTTGCCAGCAAAAAATGTGTCAGTTCTAAATCTGCGATACTCTTGCAATAATTTATACTTAGCCTTGACGCAAGACTTAGCGGATAGTAAGCCTATCTTTGTGCAGCTGTATATGGCAGACATCGACAACACTAACCAACGATTAAACATATCCAAGCTATTGAGCGTAGCCACATCAAGGTCACCGTCAATAAAACCTATCACAAGTTTGTCGAGTTCCGACAATGTTTCTGCCGGTGTCGGCTTGTCCTGCGTTTCCACTGGAATTGTTTTTTTGGGTTCAGTCATCATTTTTTCCACTCTCCTTACCTGCTTTATTTTTCTTTTCAAAATAAAATACAACAGGATTGTCAGTTTTTTTAATGAGGCCATATTTTATCGCTAATCGAAAAATAAAAACCTTTTCGAGGCCCGAAAGCAACTTTCCCAATGCTTTTTTAAAATCTTCGACTGTCCTTGTTGACTTATAAAAATTGCACATTCTGCAAGCAGGATTATAATTTTCGATGTCATTCGTACCATTGTACCAGTACACGCTCTGTATATGGTCAACCTGCATGTCCTTTAATTCGAGTGTACAACCGCAGTACGCACAGCGGCCGCCGTACTTCTCGTAAACTTTAAGCCTTGTTGCTTTTGATATCGATTTTCTCTGACTCAACCAAATCACTCTCCTCAATCATTTTCTTTTCCTCCTAATTTGCGTAATCGTACAAACCGAGCGGTTTAATTTTTCTTGCGGCGATTTGCGCTACAAATTCTCCGTAGCTGTAGTTTGTGCCGTGCTTTGCATTGTAATCGGCACAGTAAAGACACATTCTGTCTATTCGGTCGAGTTTCTTCTTGCGACCTCGTTTCTTTTTTTCTTCACTCATTTATTTCACCTAATTTCAAATACTTTAATATTTTTTTGCTTGCCTCGTCGCAACCATAACATACAGCGACAGCGTAGCCTTGTTCATTAAGGCTTTTAAGCCATTCGGTTTGTTTTTTGGTCGGCTTATTTTTGCCGTACTTAAGTTCAATAAACAAGCCGTGATAACCTCCACGGCTGACCGGTAAAAACAAATCCGGCACACCTGCCTTTACCCCTTGCTTTTTAAGGTTGGCCGCTTCGAGCTTATTCCTACTCCCACCGTTCGGAATGTGGAACATCAAATCAATTTCAGGATACTTTGCCCGGATGAAGGTCGTCCACTGAAATAACTTCCGCTGTTGGTCAGCTTCATACTGCTTCATCGGCAGGTCATCCTTTCTTGTTTTTCAAAATCATATCGCTTTCAATGTATAATGATTTCAATTGTCTCACAAAATCTTCATCAACAATTTCATAAGCACATATAAAGCCGTATGCAATCATTCCAAATTTAACAGCGAAGTACGGAGTACCTTTGAAGTCCTTACGCAGTGCAAGTGCCATTGTTTCGTTTGGCATATCCACAAAAGGATTAAGATATACTCTGTCAATAAACATTAAGCCCTCTGCGGTGCTAATCGGGAGCATTACTTTACCGTCGTATATAATGCTTATATCCCACATTTCAGCCGGTGTTTCATCCGCCAAATAATCCTCAACATCAATCAACGGCTTGGTTTGACTGATTGTAAATCTAATCTTATCTCTCTGCGCATCGTTGATGTCATAGAGTTTGCATATGTAATCTTCATTGAGTTCCAGCAAGCCAAAAATAGGATAGACCGCATAGCCGTCTGACAACCATTGCTCGCCTTTTTCGTTGCCGAAGATGGAAATAACTTTATTCTTTTTACATATGTCGAATGCTTTTTTTATTTTCATTGTTAAACCTCATTTCAGCAGTTCGTCTGTCGTAACATTGAATAGATTTGAAATATCTATTATGGTTTTAATGTCAGGTTCAAAGTTTCCGAGTTCGTAGTGCGAAATGCTTGTCCTGCTTAAGCAAAGCTTTTCGCCTAATTCTTCTTGTGTTAATTTATGTTTTATTCTTAACGCTTTTAATTTTTCGGGGAATGACATATTATCACACCTTTTCTTTTAAACTTATCTCACATATTTCTTATGAGCTTGATAAACATCGCTTTCATCAGACCGTGCATATATTTGTGTTGTGGTCAGCTGTTCATGTCCGAGCATTAACGAAACTTGCTCAATCGGCATTCCAGCTCTGAGTGCGTCCGTTGCCATCGTTCGTCTGAATTTGTGGGGATGGCAGTTTTCTACACCTGCTTTTTTTCCTAAGTCACAAATGAGCTTCTCAATTTGCCCTTTTTCAAGTCTTCGGAAATTTCCTTCTATTTGGTGTTTACTTACGAAGAGTGCTTCATTATCATCAATCCGTGTTTTGAAGTATTTCGATAATGCAAATTTAGCCGCTGCATTAAGATAAACATACCTTTGCTTGTTGCTTTTGCCTGTTATTATCAGCTTGTCATCATCTATGTCGTTTTTATTTGCTGAAGATACTTCGGAAACTCTGCAACCAGTAGAAAGCAAGAATTCTAAAATTGCCTTTGTCCTCACATCTTCTTTTGCTTGTTCTCTTAACTTCTCGATTTCCAATGGTGTAAAAGGCTTTCTTATAATTTTTTCAACTTTAACCTTTGAGATTGTTTCAACAGGGTCTGACTGTATGTACCCTTCAATTCTAAGGGTCTTGAAGAATGAGCTTAAATATCTTCGCTTGGTATCAATATAACTATTTGTTACGTTTTTTCTTGTCTGCTCATAAGCTAAGTAAGCTCTTATGTCATTGGTTTTGATGTCCGGTATAGGCTTGTTCAAAACAGCCAACATTCGGTTGATTTCTCCTGCATAGCCTTGAATCGTCTTGTCAGACAAGCCTTCAAGTTTCTTAATTGAGAGAAAAATATCAATATATTTTTGGTTTGGCTGTCTGACATCAACCGACAAAGCTGTTTCACTTTTTCTGATATTATATTTTGACATTTCTATGCTTAAAACTTTTGATATTCTGTCAACTGTATCTGTATCTAAAAAATTAAGACAATGTCCTGTCACGGCTCGAAAAAACTCGGTTTTGTCATCCACAAAAAATCACTCCTTTATTTCACCGCTCAACTTTTTTTACTTATTTTCCTTGCTTGTTATTAAGTATCGCAAATTTCCGTTGTGCTTGCTTAAGGCGTGCTGTTCGGCAGGCGGAACAAAAGATGTTCTGTTTACGCTCAAAAAAATCCTTGCCACACCTTTTGCAATATTGAACAGGAATTCTTCTGAACAATGTACAGCTGTCACAGTTGTTCTTACAGGCAAGACAGCCTTTAACATCGTCCCAATTAAGGCACATATCTTTCTGCCAAAATTCGCTGTATTCTTCGCCTACGTCTGAATTTGCAATCGCTATGCAGTTAATAAGTCCTGCTAAAGCAGATAAAAGAACATTCATCTCATCTTTGTCCTCGTCAGTCATAAGTCTTTTATATTTCAATGGTCTGTTGGGAATGTTGTCGCCAAATTCGCCGTCGCCTATGTACGCTCTTACTTTGTCGAGATTTTCAGTCAAATATTTATCAAACACTCTTCCTCTGATTGCTTTCGCAGAGCGACCTATTACATCTGAAATTTGCTCATATTTGCTCCCATTTTTAATCATGTTACTGAGAATTGCATATTCTTCATCGCTCCACTTATTATGATTATCAGCTTTTATCGGTCGATATTTTATACTTAGGTCATTAATTCTGCGCTGTATAGCTCCTTCGCTACGGCACAATATTTGTGATAGCTCTTTATATCCATACTTTTGCTTTTTAAGCAATTCTTTGAGAAGGTTATCTTCTCTGTTTGTCCACGGAGTTGCTTTGATAAAACTGTTCCTTAATATGTCTGCCTCTCGTTTTTGATTTACCCAATCAGGCTCAGGTCCCAATTGATATTTTCCAAGTTTTGAAAAATCTAAAAAATACTGATTTCTCTCTGCCCACGTCCAAAATTCATCTATGTAAACAACAGTAAAATTTGTTTTTGAACTTCTTGATATGTTGTGAGTAGGCAGATTCCTATTTTTTACCCACGATGTTTTTAAATAAGTGGCAGAAGTGTTTGGACGAATGAGTTTATAAAGATTGCTTATTGTGATATATCTATAGCCATTAGTCAAGAAAGGTCCTAAGTTTAACTTACCGGCTTTTAGCCTTATCGCACATTCGGATCTATCAAGGTGTTTTGTTATAGTGGCCATATTAACATTACCCCAAGCAGAAATAAGATAATCTATTTCATCGGCCGTCCATGTTTTATTTAGCCTCGACATTTTGTAAATCTACCACCTTACGATCTCATTAAGCTGTTTTTTAATGATTTGTAAAAGCGCCTCTTCTTGCATACATTCATACCTTCTTATAGCAGTTTTGAATGTGAAACATTGGGGTTGTCCAAATTTCAGCACCTTTAGAACACTCAGCAAAATAGTTCGTATATGGATCACTCAAACTATCTCCAATTTTAACCACCGCTGCACAACCTATCAGCGACAGTGCTGTATAGCACATCAGAGCAGTTAATTTGCTGAGCTCTTGGCAGACAATGACACATTGTGTTTGATAATTGATGTCATGATTTTTCAGCACCTCACAAAACGCAATTACATTTGCTCCGCCACCGACCGCAGGCTCAAGAACCGAGATATATCCTTTTTTGGATAATTCAGCTTTTGCATTTTTCTCGTCAAACGAGCTTACCGCCATTGCATAAGATACGTTGTACGGTGTGAAAAATTGTCCAAGAGCGCTACTTCCCATATCAAGTTGCATATACAAATCACCAAGAAAATCTTGAAATGAATTTGCTTCGAGTGCATTAGTTATCTCGGCGAAAATTTTTACAATTGTTTCAATTTCGCTTTCACTATAATTTTTGACGATGTCTTTATAGCGATTTTCGTTTTTTTCAAATGTTTGACCAAAGCAAAAAGTATTCTGAATGCTTAGCGCAAACATTTCTATACAATCGTTGAACACTTGCCACAATGACCTTGATCCGGACAATTGGTTGAATAATTTAACAAGTTCTTTGTATTCGGATTTAACTTTGATTGATGCCATTTTCTTCACCTAAAGCGGACCATCTGCACCTGCTCCGCTTTCAATGTCAGAATTTATTTCAAGAGGAGTAAACGAGTTTTATATAACAAGCTGTGCAGAGCTTGTTATTGATTAATTTATTCGGGCATCTGCACCTGCCCGAATCGGTAATATTACTGAAAGAAAGGTATGTATATAATTTATCAAAAGAGGGAATCTATAATCTCGCTGTGCAGAGCGTGATTAACTTATTTAATTTATTTTACTTCGCCTGTCGTGAAAATCGGATGTGTGCCGTCACGGAGCTGTATCTCCTCATCAGACATCACATAGCCGAGTTTACATAGCAGATTATAAAATCTGTTGAGTTCGGGATTGCTTTTTCGGCTGAATGTCTTGTCCGAATAATTTACACTGATATAATCGAACGAACCGTAAATTCTCTGGCTCAAAGCGTATGCCATCGCCATTAGCATTCTGCCGCTGTCATTGTTCCAATGTTCGTTGATGTAGCTGCCTATGTTTTCATCATCTTCAAAGTTGTGTTCGATAATTTCTTCAAAACGATATTTTTTGTTACTGGCTCCTGCCGCCACTTGGGCGACTATAAATTTCACAAGCTCCTGTTTCTTTTTACTGTCATTGAAATTTGTATCAAGCATAAAGCCTATTCTGAGAGCCTCGCAGCGTTCGTCTATTTCTTCCGCCTGTTCAACAAGCTCATCCCATCTCTGTTCTTCAAGCTTTCGCTTTTCTTCTTCGGCATCGTTCTTTTCCTGCTTTTCTAATGCTTCGGCATAAATGTAGACATTTGAGCTGTAACCAAAATAAAAATATCTTTTCCTGCCGTCCGCAAAGTCTTTACCGATCAAATCTTTGAGCGCAAAAAATCCCGTATATTCGTAGTTGCTTGGAATTTCGTCACGTTTCTGCGCTTTAATCATTCCATGTTCAAGACAGAGCTTTTCGATTCTTTCTTTTTCTTCATCTGTTTCCTGCTTCTTGACAGCAGAATATAAAAGGTTGTCAAAATTATTCGTTCCGATTGATTTAAGAAGTTTATTTCTTGTGTCAATATCCTTAATCTGATTCAATCGGTCATAATCCTGCAATGTAGGCTGTCGGATTTGGCTCTCTTTGAAAGCTTCTTCATCAAGCTCACAGAGTTTTACTCTCCGCCTTATTTTGCTCTCTGAAAAGCCTGTTTTCTCTGCGACCTCTGCGACCGTATCACCGAGGTCGAGCAACAGCTGACAGCCCTTTGCTTCTTCATATACGGTTAAGTCAGACCTCTGCATATTTTCGGTTAACATTGTAGATAACTGCTCCTTTTCAGTCATCTCAACAACAGCGCACGGCAGTTCAGTTAATCCTGCCTGCTTTGCCGCTGCAAGCCTGCGATGCCCTATAATAACCGTGAAATCATCCCAGTTATCATTGTTTGGCACTACGGTCAAATTCTGCAAGATACCGTTTGCTTTGATAGATTCTGCGAGCTCCGAAACATCGCCGATAACCTTTCTTGGATTATCAGGGTGTGGATGAAGTTTGTCAGTGGGTATCATTTGTAATTTAGATTTTTTATTCATTTATATAATCTCCTTGATTTTCGCAAGGTCATCTGATATAATAATGTTGGACTGTATTTATACGCAGATAGCCTTGTGTTATTTGCCGACCGTTGATTGTAGTGCAAGCAATCAACGGTCTTTTTCTTTTGTGTTTAAAATGTAATCAATCATATGCAAACACATTCTAATATTTACAACCGATGGATTTAATAAGCATTCACGCATATCTTTGAGTATATGCGGTATGTTGTCAATAAAATCAATTGTGTATCCTGTATTTTCGTAGTCGTAAAGTTTGCGAATACAGCCATAAAACTCGTTTGGTACATCTTTGCAGTCGTGCATTTTACCGTAGATGTCCTTGACTTTGATTTTGTTGTTTTGATTTATGGTTAATCTTTTCATTGGTTTGCCTCAATCGGATTGCAAACTACACCGTCAACAGTTTCTTCAAGCTCAACAACATTCTTGAGGGTGAGCTCAGCGAGAATATTCTCAACCTCGGGCGGTACGCTCAGCCCCTCTGCACTGCACATTGCAAACAGCGAGTTTATGATTTTTGCTATTCTGTTTTTAACAAACTCGTTGCTTGCGGTCGTTGCATCAAGTGCTGATTCTGTGTTTTTAAGACTTTTGCGTATGTGGTCAAGCGTTAATTCGCTGAAGAACAGCTTGTCTTTCAGCGTTTTTTTAGTCTGTATGTTTTTAAATATCATAATCGCAATGCTCCTTTTCGTTATTTATTTGATTTGCGACATCTCGTATGGATGTCGATTTTATGACAGACGTAATTAAAAAAGTCATAATTTTTAGAGCGTTCGGCTCGGCGATTGTCACATTTTGATTTGTACTCGAGGTATCTTTCGCAATCTGTATGACATCTTGTCGTCCGTATCTGACAGCCGTAGCACGGCGAATTTATCATTTTTATACCGTCCTTTCGTCTATGATTGCGTTGCCGCTGCCGAGCAATTTGTTGAGCAGGACGGTGAGCAATGATATATCTGCACCGCTTGCATAGGCCTTTAGCCGGTCAATCGGTATGTTGTAGGTCCATCTGCCTTTGTCGCTCTGTACGGCTGACCCGATAGGCAGGGTTTGTTTTTTTAAACCCTCATAAACATAATTGAGAGCAACTCCGAGATATTCAGCCGCCACGGTCGGCGGTACATCTCTGTACTCCTGATTTGTTTTAGGGTTGACGAGTATTTTGTCGTTCATTTAATCACCTCAAATCTCCTGTTCCAAGCCTTAACGGCTTGTTTCCGTGCTAAGTCATAGCCATTTTTTTCAAATCTGCATGTTGCAAAATTTATCCTTGATACACCAACAACGCTTGCGGAACAATTTTTACAAATTACTAATGCTTCAAAAGTTCCAAATGTTGTAGGGTTACCATCTTTCAAGAACGCTTCGCCACCACAAAACGGACAAGGCTTAATTTTCAGTTCAGGCATTGTTCTCCTCCTTATCCATTTTTGCACCGCAATAAGGGCAATATGGATACAAATCAATGCCCTCGTAAAAAGTGAAAAAATTTTTACACTCAGAACATAAATAATTTGTATAGTCGACATCCCCGCTGTCGTATTCCCACTTTCCGTGCCTGATTTCTTCCATTTCACACACCGTAGCATGATTGGGTTTACTACCGTCAACTTCGATAATATGCTTAACTGTTTCGGCATTTCGTTTTGAATTAAAGTATATCGTGTTTACACTACCATCTGCGAACGGTATATCCAATGCATAGTCACCGCAAAAATCACGGATTTTTAATTCTTTTTCAATCATCGCTCTTCACCAATCCTCTCCGTCAAAACTTAATTGCCCCGGCAAAACACCATCCTGCATCCACCAGTGATAAACCTCAAGTCCGTTAGCGTGTTGTGTAGCTTTGCCTCTTTGCTTTCTCACTTCAAGCATCTTGTCGAATGCTCTTATATACATTTTTCGGTACTTGGGATATCGTGCAAATTCCGCAAATCTCTTCTTTTTACCTGCCAACGGACAGCCGATGCATCCAACACGATTAAATCCACAATTGTATAACGGATTAAGAATAAGATGCTCTTGGTTGATGTACTCCTTAACATCATTATCCGACCAATCGCAAATAGGGTTGAATATTATTTTTCCCTGCAACTGACAATGTTCAACTATCTGCCTCTTATCGTCATTGTCATTGTTAAGGATAATTCTATCGGAAGGATTAGGAGTATAGGTTTCAATAACTCCTTTCGACTGTCTTTTCGTGCTTTCCGCTCTCCGCACCCCTGTGACGAGGGCACGATTCTTACCGCCTGTTTCTTTCAGAATTGCACAACAATATCTTACTAACCGTGTGGGGGGAATACCTTTTTGTACTATCAGTGACCACATAGAGGTCGGCTTGCCCTTGTACCTCGGCATATCAATGTTGCATTTTATGCCTTTAGATTCTAACTCCTTGAATTTATCTCGTATGTGGTAAACTGTTTCGGGAGCATCAGCCGTTGTGTGACTATGTTGGACCTCAAAGTCTATACCCGATTTAATCGCTAAATCTAAAATAATGTCGCTGTCTTTACCCCCTGAATAACAAAGCATAAGCGGTTTATCATAGTAGCGTTTACTTATTTCTGCTCCGTCACAAAGTCGCATTATAGCAACCTTTTCTAAGTCCATTACTTTTCATCGCCCTCAATAAGCTGATTCCAACATTTAATACAGTTATCGTCACAATTATCTATGTCCATCAGTCCTAACGTATGTGGACATACACCTTTAGGTGCTCCGTTATCGTCAAGCGGAGCGTTCGGATAATTTTTCAAGAACTCCGTAAGATATGTCTTTGGCGGATGCTCATTGCTCCACTTTTGTACAATTGCAATTGCCTTTTCAGGATGATACATTTCAAAAGTTATACAGCTCATAAATTCAGATGTCCCGTTATTTTGGTTGGATAGCGGACACTCTGAACATTTAATTTTGCATCCTTCCTGCCTTGTTCTTTTAGTCATCCTTAGCTTTTCAGCGAAATAATTCTCTGTTTTTGAACAGTCAATCATTTTTACCATTCCTTTCTTGTGTTTTATTCCTTACAATGCTAAAATCAAATTGTAAGGAGGTGATGCTTATGCGTTTAAATAACGACTGTGTTCGTGATATTCTTTTGAGTGTAGAAGAAGTGTGTGATTTCAACGAATCCTTTCGATACAGTAAATTCAGCAACGATTTTGAAAGGCTTCAACCATACTCTCATGACGAAATTATCTACCATATTAAACAATGCAAACTTGCAGGTTTAATTACTTCAATGTTCGCTACTGACGGTGGCGATTATTTAGAAGTAGGTGATTTAACTCCCGAAGGTCACAAGTTTTTAGCAAATATTCGTAACGATGATATATGGAATAAAGTTAAGAAGATTGCCGGAACCGTGGGAAGTCACTCGCTTTCTGCAATAACACAAATATCAGCGAATGTTGTTACTCAGCTTATAAAAGCTCAATTTGGAATTACTTAAATCTTATTGTCTTGCCGGCGGCTTCTTTGGAGCAGTCGGCAAGTTCTTTGTCTGTGGGTATTCTGAAATTCTTCATACAATAAACCACCATTGCTCTTGTAGCAATTTTCCATTTTACAGCTTTTATGATTGCCACTACTGCTACTACGGTAGCGACTACAGCATATATGGTTAGTGCCATTTTTACCATTCCTTTCTGAGGTAATAAGTTAAGCAGACTGCTTAAAAAACTGCCTTGGATCAACATCAAGCACCTGACATATTCCCAAAAACTCTTCTGCTGTAACCTTACGGTTTGAATTTAATATTCTTGAAATTGCATCAGCGGTCATTCCAGTATGCTCACACAAATATGATTGTTTAAGTCCTTTTTCTTCGACAATCTTTTTAAGTTTTTCGTTCACAGTCATACCTTTTACCTCCTTTCGACTGTTAAATGCTACATTTTGTAGATTTCATTTTAATAATAATCTAACTTTTGCAGATTGTCAAGAGGTTTTAAAAAAAATTTCTACATTTTTCAGATTTTTTTCTTGACAATCTGTAATTAGCGAATTATAATAAAAGCGTAGATAAAACATCTATAAAAGGAGAAACAAAGTGTCAAGAGAATTTATAGCACAAAAATTAAAAGAGTTAAGGAAAAAAAGCGGATTAACCGCCGATGAAGTCGGAAAATTAATAAATAAAAGTGGAAAAACCGTAAATGCGTGGGAGAACAATCACGGTCAACCTGATGCAGAAATTTTAATCGCACTTTGTGATATATATAAAGTAGATGATATTCTTGCAGAGTTCAGAGAAATGCCAAACAAAAGCAATACTATGATTTTAACCAATCATGAAAAAGATTTGGTTTATGCTTATCGAAATCACCCTGAACATCAGTACACAATTGATACTATTTTAAAAATTAACGATAATCTAATACCGACCGTAAAAGCCGCACGAAGTGACGGCAACAGTCAACCTATTGAAATAGTAAACTTACCTGATCTTAGCAAGTTTGAGCCTGACGATACAGATTTATAAGTACATAATAAAAAACACCCCATAGGTTACAATACCTATGAGGTGGTAAAACTTGAATTATGGACAATATAAAAATGCACGCAATGCCTCTTGGCAATGTCTAATCGACTACAAAGTAAACAGTCTGCCTGTTAAAGTCAGTCAAATAGCAAAGCAAGCAGACATTGTTTTACTGAAAAATTCGGTGGCCAATCTGCTAAGCAAAAACGAGAGCGGTACAACGCTTATACAAAATGATAAGTTGTATATCGTCTATGCCGATGAGCAATCTCCTCAGCGTTGTAGATTTACAATCGCACACGAACTCGGTCATATATTTTTAGGCCATTTGTTCAGCAAAGACGGCAACGGCTTTTTAATAACTGATGATGCCGAACATTCGGCAAATGTATTTGCTCGGGACTTGTTATCTCCGGCTTGTGTGCTCCATGAGCTACACGCAACAAATGCCGCTGCAATCGCAAATTTATGTGATATTAGCTTTGAGGCGGCGACCTACAGGGCTGAACGAATGGCAGAGCTCGAACGCAGAAACGCTTTTTACCTACATCCGCTTGAAAGACGGGTAAAAGAGCAATTTTCAGATTTTATCAACAAAAAGAAAAACCTACCATAGCGGCAACTATGGTAGGAGAAATAGAAATAGTGAGAAGTCTGAACCTCTCTAATATTATTTTAGTATATGATATATATTTTGTCAATATATATATCAAAAAGAGGAGGATTTATAAATGAAATGTCCAAAATGCGGTGCTGAGATTCCTGCCGGTTCAAAGTTTTGCAACGAATGCGGAACAAAGATTGAACAGGTTGCTCTGTTTAAAGACGACGAATCTAAAAACACAGAACCCTGCAAGTGTGAAAGTTGCGGTAACATCATACCGAATAATTCAGTATTTTGCCCGATATGCCATACATATCAAAAAAACAAATTCAGCCCTACGGGAGAAGCTGAAAAAACGACTAAAAAAAAACCTATATATCGCACTCCACATTTTTACATTGCTTTGCTGATAGCTTTGATATTGACCGCCACTGCGGTAACTGCCATTTCGCAATGTAGCAACCAACCTGATATTCAAGAACCGGTAACAACTTCTACCAATCAAACCTCTAACGATACCTCAGAAACCGATTTGTTTGAGTGGTATGATATAACTCCTTTTTCTATTGATATTCCTAAAGAGTGGACGCATAAAGCTCATGACGGTTACCATTATTTTTACGACCCTGACGGAAACAGGCTGTATATAAGTTCATCTCAATCGAATATTTCACCATCTCAATTTACCTCAGGCTATGTAGACAGCTTTCTTGATGGCTTTGCAAATTCGTTTGATGACTTTGAAGAAATAAGCAGAACTACAACTCATATAGATGACTTTCTCGCTTATCGTGTAATAGCAAATTTGGAATTATCCGGAGATAAGTATTACGGCACAATGTATGTGTGGGTGACGAAGAATTATTTGTGTTGTATGCTTTTCACAACCGAAGGCGATGAGCAATCTGAAGAATTTGATTTTTATGAAGACATCATTGTTAATTCTATAATAACATATTCTTCAAAAGATGTTCGTTCACCTGAAGAAGATTCAGCAGAAAAAGCTACTGAACCCGAAACAGAACCGCCTACCGAAAAACCTACAGAGTTTAAAGATACTTTAACCGAGCTTTATTCAGATAGCGACATAGCCGTTTATTACAGCGATACGGAGCAGGCTCCTTATTCGGATGAAGAAGTTGATGTTCATTTTTATATAAAAAATAAAATGGATAAATCTATAACCGTACAAGCCGACACCGTCATCTTAGACGGAAGAAGCTACAACAAGTTAGTCTGTAGCGCTCCGATTTCAGCACACAGCGAGGGCATGATTGAAGTCAGTGTGAAAGATTGTAAAAACTTCAATCCATCAACCGTAGGAGCTGATTTAATATATTTCGATACAGATACCTATGATAATGACGTTAAAATGAACCTTGTCAGCAAGAAAGTAAAATAAAATAAAAAAATCCGCCCTACCCTGCGCCAACAGGATAGAGCGGAAACCATTACAACGGGTGCAATGGTACTTTTTAGAGCAATAATATTGTACCACAACCCGTTAAAATTTACAAGGTTTTAACGGGATTTTTGCGCCCATTTTTAGAGGTGCTAAAATGAAAAAATGTATAAACCGTCGGTGTAACCGAGAATTGCAGGACGATTTTGTATTTTGTCCTTACTGCGGTAAAAACCAATCGGCTGACAAGCCGAAAAACAGGCGCAGAACTAAGGGCACAGGAAGTATCTACATACGCAAAGACAGCAAATCTAAACCGTATGCTGCCGCAAGCAGTGTCACAGGTAAGCAGGTTTATTTGGGCGCTTTTGCCACAAAACGAGAGGCAGAAAATGCCCTCAAAGATTACGAGTATAATCCCGTAAACGGCTTTAATATGACACTTGAGCAATTACACGATAAATGGATAAAAACTAAAGCGTATCAAAAACTTGGGGACAGCGTGAAAAGTAACTATGCAAGTGCTTATATCAAACTAAAGCCCTTGTACAAGCGTAAATTTAGGGATTTGCGCACATCAGACTATCAGTACATCGTGGATTATTACGATAATCCGCATCACGAGGTCGGCGCAGGCGGTAAGCTGAAATATCTTCTGCCCAACGGCAAAGGTACTTATAAGGTTACCGACACACCAAAAATATGCCAAGGCTTAGGATACTCGGCACTACACAAAATTAAATGCTTTGTTACAAGCCTTTACAATTTTGCGATGCAAGAGGACATTGTAAACAAAGACTACGGCACATTTATAGAGCTTCCGGAACCCGAAGAGGTAAACGCTACACGCTTTACCGATGTACAGCTTGAGCTTATCAGACAAAACATAGGCAAAGTGCCTTATGCTGATTATGTTTACATAATGTGTTATCTCAATTTTAGAGTAAGTGAGTTTTTGTCGCTGACCACGGAGCAATACCATGTCAGCGAGCAAGGAATACCTTACTTCGTGGCAGGTATAAAGTCAGATGCCGGCAAAAATCGTATTGTTCCTATCCACCCTAAAATTTTAAAATTGGTTGAGAATTGTATAAACAATAAAGGTGAAACAATCTTCTGCCGAACACACGAAGGTTCAGAGTTTGGCAAAGCGATGAACAAGGATTATTTTTTGAAATACGGTTTTCGTCCGGCGATGCAAGCGCTTGGCTTAGGCGATGAGTTTACTCCGCACTCGTGTCGCAGAACCTTTTCAACAAGGATGTCAGCGGCAGGAGCACGAGAAGAGGACATCATCGCTCTTATGGGACATACAGATTACAAGGTTGATATTGACCACTACATCATCCAAGAAGTTGACACTCTTTACAATGCAATCAAATTGCTGGCATAAAATAAGCCGTCCGATTACATTTCGGGCGGTTTTTATTACGGAAAATCTGTAGTTTATCTGTAGTATAAGAGATTAAAAGGCATAAAAAGAAGTGAATAATTTTGAAAATCGAAAATATTATAAACAAAGCAAAAAGCCAGTAAACAAGCCGTTTTTGGCTCAATTACTGACTTTTTTTGTGGCTCCCCCAACTGGGCTCGAACCAGTGACATCATGATTAACAGTCATGCGCTCTGGCAAGTGTAGGGAAATAGCCATTCACATTAAGTTGTTATATATTAATATATTGAAAAGATTGCGGGGCACTTTTTATACCAAAGTCATTTAAATCCTTTGGTATCTCATATTCTATTATATTACAAAGCTTATAGGCGATAGCCTGAAATTTATCTTCATAATATTTATCATAAAATTTCTTATTCACACCAGAATCATTTTTTGTTATCTCCCAGATTTTACTCGGAGAGCCTTCTAATATGCTTTCAACATCAGCTTCACCAACAACTTTCATTATTGGGCTTGTCGAATAAATAAATATTTTATTAACCTCTTGTTTGCATTTAGATTTTCTATATTCATAAATCTTCTCTCCACGCATAATTCTATCTACATATTGTGGATTTATAGATAACAATATTGCACACATTTTTATTACTCCTATATAAACAATTTTAAAGTTAATTATATTTGATAAAAAAGCAAAAATCAAGAGACTTTAAATATTTTAATAAATTATATTTCTGTTAACTCCTCCTAATTCAACTATACTATCAAACTGGGAATCATTGATTTTAAAAAATCCCCAATATTCCTTTCTATCTAAACCAACTTTTTCAATTAAACTATGCCGTGTCAGTCTATTTTTTAGAGCAATATTGTAAGTAAACTTTATAATTTTGCACCCACCTTTATTATACCAATATAATAAATCCTTCTTATCAAACACACTGTATTGACATGCATATTGAAAAAAATCATTAAAAGAAGTAAAAGCGCCCTGATTTTTTACTTCTTCAACAACACAAATTGAAGTAACAACAGATGAATATTCTGCTATCTTATTAAAATCAGACGTTCTATAGAGTACTAATATATCTCCTCTTTTTAGTATTTCAACGTCCATTCTACATACATATATTTTATGTATAGAATTTCCATAAGAAACATCTTTTATAATTTCAGCACTTTCAGTTTTTAAGATAGAATCGGTAAACATGATAGAATGATATTTAGGATATATGCTTAAAAGATATTTATTAACACCCGTGGCTTTCACTAATGGATAATCTATGCTAATATTTCCAGAAATTTTTCGCATATCTTTCACAAAAACTTTCTCACAATTAATCTCATCACCTTTTTTGCCATATTCATAAAATCCAAACTGTTTAAGCAAATTTATTAATCCAAAATGTTTAGGAAATATTGTAACATAACATAAATCAGCATTTTTATTAACTGCAGTATCAAATATAATCTTAACAAATCGTTCTCCTAATCTTGTTCCATGTGCATCAATTTTAAAAGTACCAACTTTTAAAATTGTATTAGCGAATATTGTTGGTTGCACATCAGCTACAATATCTTTCTCACTTTTCAGATAAAGAAAACCCATTATCTTCCCATTATTATCATACTGAACATAAGCTTTTTGGTTATATTTTCTACGGAACCAATTTTCAAATCCAGGATAGTCATATTTTAAAGAATCAAAAAACTCGTCTTCAATGCCTATCTCATTAAAATATTTTTCATTCATTCTTTACCCTCCTCATATCACCCTTATTCAACTTTTGACACATTATCCTTAGCGACAGAAGCGTAATACAGTTCTGTAAGTTCTGAGCGTAAAAAATCATCATTTAATAACTTAATAAATGCTGTTTTAGAAACTTTAGTATCTAGTCTAATTTTTTTGCCATCTTCACTATATTTAAATTTACCAATTAAACCCGGTGTTGTTTGAGTAAATTTAATTATTTTCTCATTTGGAATATTTAATTTGATTATAGGAGAATTATCCATCACCTTTGAAAGTTTTCTTGCATAGGCAGGGTCATCAGTAGAATCTTTTAGCACCTGTATATCTTCCAATAAATCGATATTCTCAATTTCAGCAATTGTTTTTTCCGCTCGCTGATGTATAAGTGTCTCAAACGCAAAATTTTTTTCAAAAGATTTTATATCAATAACCACTAAAGTATCTTTTACTTTTATTAGTTGAACTGTGCCATTTATTCTTATAATATCATCTCCATCAAACTTAACAAATCTTTTATTACTTTTGCATAACAAAAATGAGCCTTTTTTTATCAGTGAAATAGGATAGTGTTTCTTAAACATAACTAGTCCTTTGCCCATAGTTCCTAAATAAATAATATAACCATATAAGTCTGACAAGTTGTCTTCTTTAAATAAAAAATGTTCTAATTTAATTGCTTCATTAATATCAAAATTTCTTATAAATCCAATTTCCTCAGGGAACTCTTCATAATCATACTCGTACACAGCATTTGTTCTTTCGTCAGCCGACGATAATTTACACAAAGACAACTCATCGTTATTTGAAATCGTATCTTTGAGATAATCTATAAACATATTCTTCAGTTCAGTATCTGTATTTTTATTATCCAAATCTGCAATTTTACAACTCAGAGTTTTATCTTCATTCTTCAAAATAAAGAATAATTTTATTGAACACACATCAGATATTATATTTTTGACTTCCGATTTAAGCTTTTCTATCCTCATTGTTACACCTCTTAACATACCAGCATTGCTGATCCATTTCAATCCATTCTATTGCTGTCTCTTATACACATCTCCGAGCCCACGAGACGCGTAGTAATCTC